GTACTAATACATCGAAAGCCTTGGGTGAGTATCCTATTAACGATACTGACAACATTATTGACATTCAGAATGATGATCCACTAGGAATAGGCTCTTTCCGTAAGAGTCAACGCTCTAAAAAGCGTTTTTATCCTGGCTGGTGGCTTGTTCGAGGGGAAAACGGAACATATTTGCCACGTTTAACCCTTAGTGTGGACATTTATAACGAAAGAAACAATACAGAAGCACTATATGGGCCATTTAAGTCCTATATGGATGTAACTTATACGTTAAAACAGCTATAAATGAATAGAGTGCTGCCTTTGGTAGTACTTTTTAAGGAAGATTATGAACAATATCAGGGAATACGTACTCTGTCGAGATGATATATTCTATTTTATGTCGAATTATCTCGATTTGGAGTTCAGAGGGTTCCAGTTTGATATGATTACTAAGTTTTTAGGCTTAACAACTGGTACAACCCAAAATATGCTAGGTCATAGAGGATGTGGACTAACAACTGTAAGCTGTATATACGCATTATGGAAGGCTTTGTTCTATCCAGGAAGCAGTATTGCTTTTAATTCACCTAGAGATATGATGGCACGAGATGTAAAGAATACATTTTATATTTTGTACCAACAAGTACTACAAAAATGGGATACATCACAAACACGATACTCAATAGAGAAAAGTAATGAAAGATACATTAAATTTGACAATAAATCCTATGTGTTTTTCACTTCTTCTAGAGAACAAATGCGTGGAAATCATTTTGATACTATAATCTATGATAGTCCATATTTGGGTCCAGGTAGTGCTGAAGTATTCAGTCTAACTGCCCCTGGTGGATACAATTATGTTATATTAAACACATTTTTACCACCAGAAGAACATGAATTAGAGAAAGTTGGTACATTATCCAAGTATCCTTGGTACTGTGATCCGAACCTAACTCAAAATTGGTATTTGACAATGCTAAATAGTCTTGGAAACGACGACTTCTTACAGAGGTACGGTTGCACAAGAGGAACTTAACATGTCTAATTTTGACTTAGATAACTTTAATGATGACGATGAATATTCCGTCACGAAAAAACCCAAAACGCAAGTAGTATATACACAACAAATGCTTGATGATCTACAACGTTGTACAGTAGATCCTCTATTCTTTATTGAGAACTTTGTTTATATTCAAACGAAGGGTGGTGAAGCACTTTTCAAACCTTTTGAATACCAAAAGGAAATGATACGTAACTTCATCGAAAACAAAAACAACATTATGCTCACTGCTCGTCAGATGGGTAAAACAACGGTTGTAGCAGCTTACCTATTGTGGTATGCTATGTTCAATTCAACAAAAACTATCTTGTTGATGGGTAACGTACAATCAGCAGCACAAGAAATCATGGATCGTATTAAGTTCGCATATGAAATGTGTCCTGACCATATCCGTGACGGTGTTACAAAGTACAACGAACTTACTATTAAGTTCGAAAATAAATCACGTATCATTGCTCGTGCGACAACTCCACAAGCAGCACGTGGTCTAACAGTTGACCTATTGTACCTTGACGAATTTGCGTTCGTACAAGAATCATATCAGTCTAACTTTTGGGCTGCGGTATCACCGACCCTAGCTGGTTCAGGTGGTGGTTGTATCATCTCCAGTACTCCAAACACCGAGTACGATCAGTTCGCTTCTATTTGGTTCGAATCCCAAAAGCATGAATTTGAAGATGAAGATGGTTCAGTTGTTGAACTAGATGATGACGGTCCAGGTATCAACGGTTTCCGTGGTATTAAAGTAACATGGGATCACCATCCAGACCGTAATCAGGAATGGGCTGATAAGGAAGAATACAAACTAGGTACATCACGTTTTCGTCGTGAGTATAACTGTGAGTTCGTAACCTATCAAGAAACATTGATCAATAGCGTTAAACTTACAGAGATTAAGAACCGAACAGTTCGTGAGCCTATCAAACGTACTGATGATGTTCGTTGGTTTAAAGAAGTTGAATATGGATGTACCTACGTGGTAGCACTTGACCCATCAGGCGGTACGGGTGGGGATGACGCAGCTATTCAAGTATATGAACTACCTACACTACGTCAAGTTGCGGAGTGGAAGGATAACAGTACTAGCATACCTAATCAGGTTAAGCTATTACACAGAATTTTAAGTGAAGTTGCTGCTAGAATGGAAGAAAAAGGTGCTCGATTAATTGAGGATCATCTATTCTGGTCAGTTGAAAATAATACCATCGGTGAAGCAACAGTACTAGCAATTACAAATCTAGGTATTGAACGTTTCCCAGGTACATTAATTAACGAACCTAAGAGAACAAGAACCGGTCGTATTCGTAAAGGTATGACTACCACTAAAGCGACTAAAAAGACTGCGTGTTTCCACATGCAAAAACTAATGGAAACCTTTAGAATGGAAGTTGCCAGTACTGAATTACACCGTCAGTTGAACGATTTCATTAAAGCTGGTATGGATGATGGTATCTATAAAGCGAAATTAGGATGTAAAGATGACTTAGTGAGTGCTACTTTGTTAATCGTGAGAATGATTGATATTGTGGCTCGATTTGAAGATCGTACTGCTCAAGTTATCAGTGAAACCTTAGACGATGGTCAGTTGTATCAGCCATTATCTATACTGGTATCCTATAATCGTTAATAAATATATCTATACAGATTTGAGGGAGAACGTCAATGAAACAAGGAGTTCTTTGTTCGGACATTTATAAAGTACTTGCTGCCCCTTCGTATGGTTATCAGATTACAATGTTTGATGACGAGGGAACAGGAACGATTACTCCGTCTGAAGCTAAATGGTTTTATGTAATGCCAGTTAACTTCATGATACAAGTACCTGATGAAACCGAAACTACGATTAGACCAGAAGTTTATCTTTGGAAATCCAACGATGTAAAAGATGAACAAACAAAAGAAGTACTGGAGCGTATTAAAAGTACAGCTAACCAGTACGGATATGGATTTACCATATATGATTTTGGGTCAGGAAACCTACCTAAAAAATTCTCACATATTGCCATGCGTAATATGGAAGAAACAAAGATTCAAGAATCTTTGATGGAAGGTTTAACTGGCTCAGCAATGCGATCATACTATCAATTACCACGTGCTAAAATGGTGGTTATTCATAGTATGAGAGTACAAGAAGAAATTAGAGGTTCCCGTACTCGCAACGTTAAAGAAGTTTTCGTTGAGTGTAATGGTGAACGTCGCCGAATGAGTACGAACAATCTATTTGCTGCTAAAGCAATGACACATCACTTAAATGAGGGTGGTCAATGGGGTGATAGATTCGGTACTCATTTGGACTCTTATGCTCAGGATTTAGATTCCCTTAAAAGTCTACTTTCTGACTTAGAAATTAGCGGCAAAGTCGTTCAGGCTAACAAAGCTATGCAATATATTAAATCTATCAAAGATTTCCTAAAACGTTCCAGTACTCCAAAGGGATATGCGGATTCATTACGCAACCTATCTTTAGTACCACGTGTAGGGAATAAGTATATAGATGATTATGCAACCAAATTAAGCTCTATGTCCGATAATGCTAATAATAACAGAACTTTTGCTCGTCACCATCTAATGCAAGAGTGTTCTAAACTACCAGCATACTTAAATACTGCTCAAAGTAACATTACTGGTGAATATGAACCGAAGGATATTAGTTCAGCGATCAAAAAAGTATGTTTAGGTTGTGTTCCGGTTGACGGTGACTTTTATATGGAACCTTCGGATGAAGAAAATAAAGTACTTCTATTTGGTACTCAAATAGCAGGACTTATCCAAGACCCAATAGTAAAAGAAGTGTTAGAGAACATCTGTACTAAACCATGTATGATGCCACACGATGCTCAGTTCATCATAGCATTAGGCAACTCGGTATTAGGAAGGAATAAAGCGAAGAAAGAAGTACTCGTTGAACCTGAACTTAAAAATTTGGAAGAATGGGCTAACGGGAGCGAGTGAAAGCTCCCAACCCCACTTCAGTAAATAGATGGAACGTTAAACCATTTTGTGGTATAATGTACATAACCAAGCGAAACCTTGGGTAGTCATCCGAGACGAAAAAACGGAAAAAAGATGAAACACCACAAGAAATTGTGGTATAATAGAAATGTCAAAGGCAAGGAGCCAATGACAAACAAAGAAGCAAAACTTAGTAACAAAGAAACAAATTGATAAGGAAATCAAAATGGCATCATTAGCAGAAATTCGTGCTCTATTAGCAGCAGAACAAGCAAAACAAGACGCAGTAAAAAACGGAACATTCACTGGCGAACGCCAACCGGATGCATTCCTAGCTTTCTGGAACATTCCAGAGAATGCTGATCTTAACCTACGCTTTCTTCCAGATGGCGACCACAATAACCAGTACTTCTGGCGTGAACGTGAGATGATTAATCTCGAATTCAACGGCGTTAAAGGTGTTCACACCGATAAAGTTCGTCTACAAGTACCATGTAATGAAATGTGGGTTGCTAACTCTTGTCCGATTCTTACCGAGATTCGTCAGTGGTATAAAATCGCGAAAGAAACTGGAAACGAAGATCTTTCTAAACAAGCCTCTAAGTACTGGAAAAAGAAATCTTATCTATTCCAATGCCTAGTAGCTCCAAACTCTGTAGAAGTCAAAGATGACAATGCTCCAGAGAACCCAATCCGTCGCGTTCTAGTGAACAAAGATTTGTTCGAGAAGATCAAATCAATCCTAATGAACCCTGATGTTGAAGAACTACCAACTGATATTGAACATGGTCGCGATTTCCGCGTGATCAAGTCAAAGAACGCTGGTGGATTCAATAACTACGATGCATCACAGTTCAAATTCTCCGAGCGTCCACTAAACCAAGACGAACGCACCGCTGTAGAAACATACGGTCTATTCAACCTTAGCGAGTTCATGCCTAAACAGCCAACTCCAGAGGAACTAGTAGCTATCAAAGAGATGTTCGAAGCATCCGTAAATGGTGAAGCGTATGATCCAGCACGTTGGGCTGCGTTCTATCGTCCAGCAGGTGTTCAGAAACCAGCAACTGGTTCAACCTCTGAAACTCCAACTTCAGTACCAGCAGCTAAAACTACCACTGCTCCAGTAGCAGCACCAGTAGTTGAAAGCAAGTCTGTAGAAACTGAAACTGCTCCTGTGGCAACTCCAGCAGCTTCAACCGAAGCAGCACCAAAAGAGAAGCTATCACCAGCAGATTTAGTAGCTAAACTAAAGGCTAAAAGCGGTAACTAATAGTTAAAATTTATTGGGACAAAGGATTTGTCCCAATTTCATTTCATGGAGAGATTAATATGAAAAATTTTTCAGCGGGTTTAGCAACCATCATCAAAAACAGTACAGCCTCAGTTAAAAAGAACTCTGGTGTAAGTATTGGATTCCACGATCCTGATACTTGGGTTAGTACTGGTAATTTCGCATTGAACTATCGCATCAGCGGTTCCTTTGATAAGGGTATCCCTCTAGGCAAAGTAACTATGTTTGCGGGAGAATCAGGT